CACTTGATGAAGATTTGTTTGATAAAAAAGATAGAATAATAGATACATTAAATACAAAAGCTATTAAAGAAAGAAAAAATTTTTCTTACAACCAAAAAATTCAAGAAGAACCAAGTCAGCTAAATTTTTATGATGACATTGTGCAATCTAATTTTAGAGATAAGACAGGTCCTTTCTTTGATTATCAAAAAAGAAAAAACAAAGCGGGTGGTGGTTTATTAAAACAAGCGGGCGATAGATCAGGTGCACCACCAGAATCAGGGCCAAATCCACAAGGGTTGCAAGGTCTATTAAATCGTGTTAAGAAGATATAGGAGTAATAAATGGCAGATATAGATAAAGGACTCCCTAACACTCGTACGAAAATTGAAATCCCTTCAGAAGAAGAGATGCAAGAAGTTAGTGTTCAGGAAGAAGAAGTAGAAAAAGGACCAGTTGAAGTAGTACCAGAAGAAGATGGCGGTGCAACGATTGACTTTGAACCGGGAGCTATTAACATACCGGGTACAGAAAATCATTTTGATAACCTAGCAGATATTTTACCAGAAGAAAATTTAGAGCCGATTGGAAATGAAATGGTTCAAAATTTTATGGACTACAAAAGTTCAAGAAAAGATTGGGAAAATTCATACACAACTGGATTAGATCTTTTAGGATTTAAATACGAAAACAGAACAGAACCGTTTCAAGGAGCTTCAGGTGCAACGCACCCAGTTCTTGCAGAAGCGGTAACACAGTTTCAAGCACAAGCTTATAAAGAATTATTACCTGCAGATGGACCTGTAAGAACAGATATTATAGGTGTTAAAAATCCTGCAACAGAACAACAGTCTGAACGTGTAAAAGATTACATGAACTATTTGATAATGGATCAAATGAAAGAGTATGAATCAGAATTTGATTCTATGTTATTTCATTTACCATTAGCTGGATCAACTTTTAAAAAAGTATATTACGACGTACCGATGGGTAGAGTAGTATCAAAGTTTGTGCCAGCAGATGAATTAATCGTTCCGTATACTGCTACCTCATTAGAAGATGCGGAAGCGATTATTCATACAGTAAAGATCTCAGAAAACGAATTAAGGAAACAACAAGTCAATGGTTTCTACACTGACGTAGAGTTAGGTCCTCCAGGTACAGATATAAATGGAGAACTTTCTAAAAAAGAACGTGAGTTGGAAGGCACTAAAAAAACAGGTAAGAACGAACCTGTATACACTTTGTTAGAGTGTCATGTAAATTTAGACTTAGAAGGTTTCGAAGATGTTGGTAAAGACGGTGAACCAACAGGAATAAAATTACCTTACATCGTAACAGTCGAGGAAGGTAGTAGGAAAGTTCTTTCTATTAGAAGGAACTATGCGCCCGATGATCTAAAGAAAAATAAGATCCAATATTTTGTCCACTTCAAATTTCTGCCAGGACTTGGATTTTATGGCTTTGGACTCATTCATATGATTGGCGGATTGAGTCGTACGGCAACGGCGGCTCTCCGTCAATTATTAGACGCTGGTACTTTATCGAACTTACCTGCAGGATTTAAACAAAGAGGAGTCAGAGTTAGAGATGAGGCATCACCAATACAACCAGGTGAATTTAAAGATGTAGATGCACCAGGTGGAAATTTAAGAGATGCATTCTTTCCATTACCATACAAAGAACCTTCACCAACATTATTAAATTTACTTGGTGTTGTTGTGCAAGCCGGTCAAAGATTCGCGGCTATTGCTGATATGCAAGTGGGTGATGGTAACCAAGCAGCTGCAGTTGGAACTACAGTTGCATTATTAGAACGTGGCTCACGTGTTATGTCTGCAATACACAAAAGATGTTATGCAGCTATGAAACAAGAATTTAAATTATTATCAAAAGTAGTTTCACAATATCTACCACCTGAATATCCATACGATGTTGTTGGTGGTCAAAGAAATATTAAGCAAGTAGATTTTGATGACAGAGTAGATATTATGCCTGTTGCAGATCCAAATATATTTTCAATGAGTCAGAGAATTACACTTGCACAAACACAATTACAAATTGCAACATCTAATCCGCAGTTACACAACATGTATCAAATCTATAGAAACATGTATAATGCGATTGGTGTAAAAAATATTGATGCAGTTTTACCACCACCAGCGCCAATGGCACCGATGGACCCAAGTTTAGAACATATAAATGCAATGGCTATGAAACCTTTTCAAGCTTTTCCTGGTCAAGACCACAGAGCACACATCACAGCGCATTTAAACTTCATGTCAACTAACATGGTTAGAAATAATCCATCAATTATGGCTGCAATACAAAAAAATATACTTGAACACATATCAATTATGGCTCAAGAACAAGTCCAATTAGAGTTTAGAGAAGAATTAATGCAAATGCAACAGATGCAACAGATGGCAGGAATGAATCCACAGGTTCAAGAACAACTTCAAATGCTTACAAACAAGGTTGAATCAAGAAAAGCTATCCTAATTGCTGAAATGACAGAAGAATATATGAAAGAAGAGAAGGAAATTACTTCTCAATTTGACAATGACCCTCTTCTAAAGTTAAAATCACGTGAAGTTGACCTTAGAGCAATGGAAAATGAACGTAAAAAACAAAATGATGAAGCAAATCAAGATTTACAACGTTCAAAATTAATGCAAGCGCAAGAAATTGCAGAAGATAAGCTTGAACAAAACGAAGATTTAGCTAAACTACGTGCTGGAGTAAGTCTTGCGAAGCAAGGTGTACAACAAGCGCAAGTTATGATAGATGATAATTAAGAAAAAGGTAAAAAACTATGATGAACTATAAAAAAGCAAAGCAAATGGCAGTTCCAAGTCAAAATGTAGAGGTAGATCCAAGATCTAAGACTACTGCAGACCAAGCTTTTAACTATGTTCCTACAGGAGACAAGGAAAAAGTTAGAGGGACTAAAAGAATGCTAGCTGAAAAGAAAAAAGAAGCTACTTGGTACTAAATCATGTGGTTATCGGCAATTAAACTAGCCGTTTCTGCTGGAAGTAAGATTTACGCTAACAAGCAGAGAACGAAAATGGCAATGTCAGACGCACAGCTTATGCATGCCACTAAAATGGCCCAGGGCCAGGAAGCTTACCAAGGCAAATTGCTAGAAGCTAGGCAATCGGACTGGAAAGACGAGGCCGTTTTGATAATTTTAAGTTTGCCCGTGTTGGTGCTTGCTTGGGCAGTCGTATCGGATGACCCATCTGCTATGGACAAGGTAAAATTGTTTTTTGAGATGTTCTCGCAGCTCCCGTCATGGTTCACAAATCTTTGGATCCTTGTCGTGGCGAGCATTTATGGTATAAAGGGTACACAAATATTTAGAAACGGCGGAGGAAAAAAATAATGTCAGGAATAGCAAAAGCAGGTTTTAGTTTTTTAAAAAATTTAACTACAGGTGGTAAAAAAAGTATAACACCTGGAGGAGCTATTAATAAAGTTCCAACAAATATACCTAAAACAGAGATACAAAAAAAAATAAGAGATTTAAAAATTGAAACACAAAAATTAAAAGGTTCTGGAGCAAAACTAGATCAAACTGTTTTTGAAATACAAAATAAAAAACCTATTACTTTTAAAAAAAGTAATAAAAAATCTGAATCAAAAAAAGAAGCTTATAAAAGAATACAGGGAGAAAATACTAAAGTATTTAAAAGTATGATTGACGACGCTTTTAAAGAAAAAAAAGCTAAAGGTGGCAGAGTTGGTTTAAAAGGTGGATCTTTTCCTGATTTAAACAAAGACGGTAAAACAACTTTTGCAGATGTATTAATTGGCAGAGGTGTATTACCTAAAAATAAAAAAAAAATGGTAGCTAAAAAAACTAAAACTCCAATGCAAAAAGCTATTAAAAAAGATAAGAAAAGGATTATATAATGGCAAAACTTTGTCCAAGAGGTAAAGCGGCAGCGAAGCGAAAATTCAAAGTGTACCCTTCGGCGTACGCAAACATGTACGCATCAGCAGTATGTTCAGGTAAAGTTACACCAGGTGGCAAAAAGAAAAGAAAAAAAGCTATGGGTGGTGGAATGATGATGGATATGCCCAGAGCTATGTATAAAACTGGCGGTGGAGCGTGTAAATTAGCAATGAAAGGTAAAGGCAAAGCTTACGGAAAGAATTCGTAATGCGAGCTTACTACTCAAAGGGAGGACTACGAGAATGGGTAGCACAAAAATGGGTCGACATTGGAGCTCCGAAGAAGAATGGAAAGTATCAACCATGCGGGAGGTCAAAAGGCTCAAAGAGAAAATATCCAAAATGCGTGCCACTTGCAAAAGCCACACGGATGACAAAGTCGCAAAAGGCGAGTGCTGTCAAACGAAAGAGGGCTGCAGGTAATCCGGGCGGTAAACCAACTAACGTTAAAACATTCGCGTAATGAGAAAACAAGATAACATGCCCGCGAGAAATAAAAAAAATTTCAGATCTACAAAGTCTGGAGCAGGTATGACACGAGCCGGTGTCGCTGCCTATAGAAGAAAAAATCCCGGTTCTAAATTAAAAACAGCTGTGACTGGTA